AGAAGATATAGAAGCAAGAGAAAGACAAAGACTTACTAAAGTTACAGATGCTGGTAACTTACTTAATCAAAAAAATAATGTATCAGTAGAACAATATAGAAGACAATTACACGAGGCTCTAAAAACAGATGACCCCGCACCAATTACGCTTGCAGATTTACCATTTGAATTTTCGCTCCTTGAAGACGCAGTAGAACACGCAGATACAAAATTACACCCTGATGTGGTAAAGGCGTTACTACAAGGAGATTTAGTCGGTGCCTTAAGTGCTTTAAAGTTTACTGCTTCTAGTACCCCTGTGTCAGACATAGCCACAGGTATGCTTAAAAATATTGGAACTACAAAAGTAAGACTTGTTGAAAATTTAAAAGTAGATGGGAAGAAAGCCGCAGGTTCGTTTGACCCTAAAACAAATACAATAAAACTAGACACAAAAACTGGTATCAATGGACACACATTACTACATGAAATGGCGCACGCTGTAACGTCAGCAACAATAAAACAAAAACCAAATTCTAGCCCTGTTAAACAACTTACTCAAATATTTAATGACGCTAAAGGTAAATTAGGAACTGTTTATGGAACTCAAAACTTAGATGAGTTTGTTGCTGAATACATGAGTAACCCTAAGTTCCGAGAAGAGTTAGCGCAAATAAAATTAAAAAGGTCACCACTAACTTTAGGGCAACGTTTTAATCGCGCAATAGGTAATATTTTAAGGTTTATATCAGGTAGACCTTTAGTATCTGTAAACGCGTTAACAGATATGGACACTATATATGAAGGATTAGTAGCTCCTGCCCCTAGATTTAGGAACGCAACAGAAATTCCAATACTATTAGAGTCTAAAGCTAAACTACAAGATTTTGTTAAACGAACTACAGATAATTATTACGCTATAGATAAAGAAACAGGTCTTACTAGCAAACAAAAGTTTTTAGATTCAGTAGTTAAATTTTTTGATATAGGAAGTTCTGGAGCTAAAACAGTGGGTATGAGAGCAGCTACTTCTCAAATGCTATCTGATATATTAGATCACTATGGAGTTAATAATGCGATTAAAATACACCGCCAAATGGAACTACAAAAGGGTGATGTAGATAAAGCAGAAGCTCCTCTTGATGGGGTGTTAACACGTTTACGTAATTGGAAGAAAGCAAACTCTGAGACAGGACGAGTAACTTCAGGGCCAATGATAAAACGGTTTAATAAGATTATACATGACAGCACGTTTGAACGCGTTGACCCCTCAAAACCAAGAATAGAATACTCAGGTTTTTGGTTAACGTATAATATCACAGATGGTAAAGGTAAAGTTATACGCACTGAGCGTAAAGCGTATTCTACTGCCGAGAAAAGAACTTCAGCTATTGGCACATTAAAAAATTTAACACAGACTAAAAACATAAAAAATGTTAGGGTTGAAAAAAATCCTGAAGAAAGAAAAGTAAAAGTATATGACAGTATGCAAGCAGACTGGAAAAAATTAGGGAAAGAAGGTCAACAAGTATACAAAAGTATGAGAGACACATATAAACAATTATATATAAAATTAAGGGCAAATATATTTAACAGGATAGACAGTTTAATTGAGGATAAGAAACAACGTTCATTATTAAAAAATGAGATCTTAAGTAAACTATTTAAAGCTGAGTTAATTGATCCATACTTCCCATTAACTAGACAAGGGGATTATTGGTTAACTTACAACATAGAAGTCTACGATAAAATAGAAAATAAAACTACTACAGAAATAGCTGTTGAAGCTTTTGAAGGCCCATCTGAACGCGCTCGTGCCATGAAGGTACTAGCAAATACACCAGGAGTAGATAAAGATACAATAATACCTTACGTTAATGCAGAAGCAATAGACTATAACAAAGCTCCTCCCTCGTCGTGGGTGGCTCAAACTTTAAGGGTTCTAAACGATAATATACCAGACACAAAAAGTACTACGTTAAGTGCTAACGGCACTCCTGTTAACGCAAAACAAGAAACTATAAATGAAGTTATGAGGATGTTTGTAGCCGCGTTACCAGAATCTTCTTTTGCTAAGTCGCTACAAAAACGTGAAGATAGGTTAGGCTATAATGAAGACGCGGAATTAGCGTTCCAAACTAAAGCGTATAATATAGCTAGGCAAACAGAACAGCTTAAGTATGCTGAAATATTACGGCAAACTGTAAAAGAAATAGATACTTCAGCGGAAGAAAAAGTAAAAGAATCAGATTCATTTCTATCTCGAAGAGCAGCGGCTGAAAATAGTAAAGACAAAAAGAAATTAGCTCAAGTAAACAAGGAAATAGCCACATACGAAGAAGAAAAAGGGCCGTTATTAAGTTCAGCAAATAAAAGGCTTGCTATGATAGAGTTGCAGAAAAGAGTCGATTTTGCTATAAACCCCCCTAACAATTGGCTTGAAAGAAGCGCACAACTCGCAAACAGAGCCGCCTTCTTAGGTACTATTGGGTTTAACGTATCTTCTACCGTTGTTAACTTTGGTCAAGTTCCTATGGTTGTACTTCCTTTTTTAACCGCTAAAGTAGGTTTTAATCGAGCAAGAACAAACATAAAAACTGCTCTTAATCTTTACGGGGCTAGTGGTTTTGACCACGTTATACCTACATATTCTGAATTAGATGCTGAAGGTAAACCTGTTAAGACGGAATACATACGCACAGGATATAAAAACCCGTTTGGAAAAACAAAAATTAGTGCTCCTTCTATAGATAACTATTATGTAGCAGATATAGACGGTGTGTTACGTCTACGCGACGATATAGATATAGACGACAAAGAATTATACTATGCTATGAAAATGGATAAAGACGGTAAAACAAGAGAGTTTACTAAAAAACAATTTTTAGAATTTATATTACCTTTTGTACAAAGAGTACAAGATCACGGACAACTTAACAGGTCGCTTATATTTGATACCCTTGGGTCAGAAATATCTGGTAAGAAAACCCCCAACAAAGTAGGTAGGGCGTTTGATACTTTCACTGTGCTAGGGGCTTTACCTTTTCATACAGCAGAACGTGCAAACAGGCAAATTACTTTAGTGTCTACATTTTTAACTGAGATAGAACGTATAAATACAAACCCTAATAAATATAAAAAAGAAGAGTTACTTAGTTTTTCAGAGATAGTAGAAGGAGCTCAGTTAACAGCCCTGTATGAAACACAACAAACAAACGGAGGCGCTACGCTGTCTACCTCTTCAGGTATTGCACAAAAAAATATTGGTCGTGTAGCCATGATGTTTAAAACGTTTGGTGCTCAGATGTACTACATACAAGCAAAAACAGCTCTACAGATGATAAAACGTTATGAAAAAGACCCTTACCTTAGAAAACAATATATGTATCAGTTTTTTGGTATGACAGGTATGACTGCACTCATGGCAGGGGTACAAGGTATGACTTTGTACGGCATCCTTGCAGGAGTTGCTAACGCTTTATTCTTAGATGATGATGAAGAAACCTTTGAATCTCTAACACGACAAGCTATTGGAGAAGGATTTTTTAAAGGAGGAGTAAATAAAGTTCTTTCTCTTGCAGGTATGGAAGTAGATGTTGCTTCAAGAATAGGTCTATCTAATATGTTATTAGGTTCAAACAGGTATAATTATAACTCATCTTTTGAAGGCCAAGTTGTAGATCGACTTGGCGGCCCTGCTTACAGTTACGGAAAGTCTATCTCAAGAGGAGTAAAAAAAGTAATCTTCCAAGGTGACTATCAAAGAGGTATTGAAGCTATTTTACCTGCGGCTTTCCGTAATATGGCTAAAGTAGGTAGATACATCCAAGAAGATGGAGCACGCACTGTTCGTGGGGATATGGTACTTGGACTAGATGATATGGGTTGGACTGGGTTAGCAGGTCAGTTATTAGGTTTTGCCCCCGCAGACTTTACGCTTAGGCAAGAAGCAAACCAAGATTTAAAACGAATAGACGTAGCTCTAAATAAAAAGAGAACCACACTGCTTAAAAAGTATTATCAAGCTTATCGTTTTGGGGATTACTATGGTATGCAAGACATACAAAGAGATATAGATAAGTTTAACAAAAGATTCCCTAGAGGAACAAAGGCTCATATATCTACTACCACTATAAAACAATCTATGGCACGGCACAAAAAAATATCAGAAGAAATGGTTGATGGTGTTCTATTCAGCCCTACTTTTAAAGCCGCCCTGCTGATGGAACGTGATGATTATGGAGGTCTTTAAAAAAAACCGCCCGTGTCCGTAGCACGAGCGGCCTAGTTGAGGCGGAGAGTGACAGTTATTTCCTGTCTTTCCCTCTATATCACACAGTTCTCCATATGCGAACCCCTAATTTATTATCCTCTACTCTGACCTGACTTTCAGTCTGCCAACCCCTCGCATCGGTTATTTTTTTGGCTTGCTCTATCGCCGCCTGGGTATTGACACACAAGATAAACACAGAGGAACTTGTTACCATGTCATCCCAATTAACTATAATCCTTACCCCGTCAGGGCTGAGATCATTCGTCTTTAGTATTCCCTGCCTTATTCTCATTCTCTATCGAACAATCTACAGCTACAACATGAGTCACAGGTAAGTTCATATGAGTACCTTTACTCAAGCGCATCTTAGTACTTGTTGCCCCTAACTTTGTTTTAAGATCATGTATAAACGAGTTATAGTTTATTTGTTGTTCTCCACACCAAGCCTTCAAAGGTTTAGGTATAAGATACACACGCTTCAAATCAGTTTCGTATCGTGCGACTAGCTTACCCCTTGGGAGCGCCTCTGGGATAACGAGTGATGTAACATCCCCCTCTTGCTTACGGAGGTCATCAGTGCTCTTAATCCACAGCACATTGCTCCAATGCTCATGTATGTAATCGTTTAGTGTTTCTTCGACAGATATGCTCATGTCTGCTACCTGACGCTTGTTCTCTTTTAAACGCTCTATGATCCACGAAAACACCTTAGATGTATCGTATTGGATAAGCCCTGCACGTTTTGCCATTATCAGTCCGACAATAGTAGAGGTTGCAAGGACAGACCAATAACGGTTCTCAGCAATTAGTCGCGCTTTACGATCTACAACCTCTTGCACTTCTCCAAGAAGTTTAATCACTGCATCTAGGTTATTCATAATATATTGGATGTAGACCTCACCTGCATGACCGTAGTTATTCTGTATAGCGGTGCTAAATGTATCTGTTTCTTCTTTTGTTTCAAAGTTTATACGGCTTACCCTACATTCTAATATTCTCTGCGCCTCTGCTTTTGGCATGGCTTTTATGATACTGATACGCTCTACAATGCTTGTGTTCCCTGTAGTTACAGCGAGTAGCTTCCAAGCATCACCACGAGCACGTTCTGTGTTACTGTTTGCAGACATACGCCCACGTTGGCGGCCACCTGTAAGTTGATAGGCAAGGTTTGATAACTCCTTACCATGTGTGTTCGTCAGCTCATCCATGTACAGAGGTAAGTTATGATACACCTCACCACGGTTCATCTTTGTGTTAAAGGTATCTCTTTCATGGATAATCAAGTCATCAGGGTTACCCCACACAGATATACCTGCTGACATCGCGGTGGTTTTACCTACCCCTGACTCCTTACTGTATATATGTAACCCTGCACAATGTATGGGTAGAAACTGCATAAGAGGAGAACCAAAGGATGTACCCACTACAAATTGGTGTAGTTCAAAGTCATCTCGATTGTAAAAGTTTATCGCTTCCTTCCAAGCATCTAAAGAACCCTTTGGTTCGAACGAGGGAAACAACCCCGCAGTCTGGGAAGATGGTGGATTAAAATCTACCTTATCTTTAAATATCTCTTGGTTACCAAGTATAAAAGACTCACAGGCGTCGTTAGCCCAACCAAACTGCCTATGTGCTTCATCCGCTTCTTTCTGTGACTGTAATTCGTTTACCCATGTTGTTGTGTATTGCATTAATTCATCCATCCTCGCTACTGCTATGCCTTGCATAGACAACTGTTTACGTAGTTCTTCCTTGGATGTTACTGCCGTAAGCGGCACTGTGAACTCCCTTATACCGTCTTTTGGGAGGTGTAACCGCATAACGATAGCCTCTCCAAGCTCTACATCCCTAAGCCTCCTAACAACGTACAGGTCGTTATGATATATCTGTCTATGTTCTTCCTCCCCGTCAGCACCTCTGACGCTTACATATATACCGCCATTTACACCCCTAAAGTACGGTGCGGGGTAATCTGGTATATCTGGAGCGCTCTGCGCCTGTTTAACCACACGACCTAATGTTATAGGAGATTTTATCTTGCCCCAATGTTTACAGTTTGTACAGACATCAGGGTTATATTCGTCAAATCTATTGCAAAGGTACGGCCCTTTTATGAGAGATACCTTATCTTCTGTTAACTTCTCATCATAACCTTCATGCCCTTTGGACATTAGTTCTATAGCTTTGTCACTATCAGCACAGAATTTTGCTATGGATAGCCCTGCTCTCCACATGGGCTCGCTTACAGTTTCTCTGTTCTGTATTATATTCTTTATCTGTTCGCACCCATTACCCTTTACAGTCTTAGATAGTATGACCTTAAACTCAGTGTCAGGGTTATCCATAAACAAAGAAGCTACAGAGTTAGGCGTCATTTTCTTAGGTAGTGGTATAGCTTCCCCACCTAACAACTCAGAGAACTTATCAAAATCCACTAACTCATTTGTAGGTACGCCAATAAAACTTACTTCTTTTGCGACCCCGTTCTTATAGTTATGTGTGTTTGGTACGCGTAGTATCCTAGCAACATCGGCTGTGACCACAGGGTCAGCCAGTAGTTTATGGTCTATACATATCTTCTTTAGACGCGTTGCTACAGGTAACCAGTCGTCAACCGCCACTGATTCTGACAACAGCCAGTACACGTGCACTCCATTACCAGAACTCACCATAACAGGTTTAGGTAAAGATAGCATCTTACAAAACCGAATCAGATCTGTCAGCGCATCCTTCTGGGTAGGGTATTCCTTACTCGGCCCACAATCTAGGTCAAGAAAGAATGACCTGATGTTCTTTACGTTATCTGCTTTACGTGATTGGCCTGTCTCAAACGTGGACAACCCAAAGTATATATCAAATCCTTGCTCATCTAGGTCTTTAGACGCGTCTACAACCGCATCTATTGAGGGGTATAGCTTCTGTATCCTACGCTCATCGCTAAAAGCACATACGCAGTAAAAGCCGTCGTCACCTAGCACCCTCTTTAAAAATGTTTTTGTTTCCATAATATCCACCCACTAGTGCCGAAAGACACCACGACTGGACATCGGCAGATATCCTTTTCGGTATAAACCTAGTCGTGGCGGAGTTCCATTGAGACTTAATCGTCCCAAGCATCGAGTACGGAACTCAAGTCGTCTTCCGCCGTGGGTGGTGGTGGAGCGGGCTTTTTAACAACTTTCTTTGGTTCTTTTACTGGTTCTTCATCAAAGTCATCTACAGGTTCAGCAATGCTTACCACGTTAGACTTCTCAGCAGTCTTAGTAAAAGGATTAGCATCTTCTATGGTGAAGCCACCATCTACTTTACCAAACGGATTGTACTCACTTCGTTCAGAAAGCTTGATAACTTGTACAGCACGTAACCTTAAGTTTACAGAATTTTGACCGTAACCTTTATACGGGTTAAACTGCACGGCAACATTGACTGTACTACCTGTCGTTAGTTGGAAATCAGCAGGTAACTTGTTACCCTGGGAATCTAATTGCATAGGAGGTTTAGATAAACCCGAACTATACTTACCTTTTAGGTTAGCTTTGTAGGTATAAGTGCCATCATCATCTTTAATGAAAGGGTTTGATAGTTTCTCATCCCAGTCTTTCTCTCTGTTAGCTTGGTAGCTTTTTGACATAGCCATAAACAATTTCTTCGCTGTCTCGTTATCCATACGAAATTGTATAGAATACTCTGCGTCTTTTTCTGAAGGGTCACAGGGCATACTTCTACCTATTGGCTTTGGTTTAAACACATAGGTGGTGTCAATTTTAGGCCATAGGGCTTCTACATTCTCAATAATATACATCTCAGTCATTTTTCGCTCTCCTTAAGAGGTTTAGGGGTTTTATATATCGTCGTCTAAATCAATATCAGCAACGAGTTCTCTTTGTTCTTCGAAGTGTTTCTCCCACTTATTGGCAGGTTCACTTTCTTTCTCTTTATTAGTTAAAGCATGAGACACATCACTCACGTTAAACCTATAAGTATTACCTATCTTAATATAAGTATCTTTAGGAATGTGTTCTTGACGTACCCAAGCCCTCACGGTTGATATAGACACACTAAAGTGTTTTGCTACATCTTCGATTGGTACAAATGGTTCACTCATTACACCGCCTCCTTGCATCCAGAGTCGTTAAATGGCGTACAAAGCGTAGTTTCCATAGCCCACGAATCAAGAATAATTTGTAATTCTTCAATGTGTCTCCCCGCATCTTCCTTTGTAATGGGTAGGTTAACACCAAAAAGTATTGGAGTTACAAAAGCTGCCCCCGCAGAATAGGCGATTACTTGCGCTTCTTTCGCCATTGCTTGTATTTTCATTACTTGTCTCATTGTGGCTGTATTTTTATGTACATCTACAACATTTTTTATAGCTTCTTGTTTATTAGTACTCATTATTTCTTCCTTACAGAAATTACATATTCCTTATCGATGTTTAAACCATCAGGAACTGTGTTTGGGTTTTCTTCTAGGAACTGCTTAATATTGCTTGTGTTAAGACGCTTGTCAAGAAACTCTGGCACATTATGCTCTAATATAAATTTATGCATAGCCTCCCAATCGCTTGTCCAATACTTCGTCTTAGTAGATCTAAAAAACAATCCCGCAGAAGTTCTTACGCTTTCCAAACCGTGGTTCTCACAGTAGTCAAGCAATGCTCGTTTGAGAACGTCTTGTTGTCTCACAAGTTTATCGTCCTCTGCCTTAAATTTTGCTGATAGCGCTGACCTTTCCGCACGTATCTTTATGTATGCACTGGTCATCTTTTCAGCCGTAGCGTCGCTCATTATACTCTCCTTTGCCTATCGAGAATTTATATATAGTATCTATTGATACGCTAGTCAAGTACCTCGTTGTAAAGATCTATCAACTTTGTGTGAACGTTGATTCTTTTATCTAATAACCTGTAAACGTGTTTTTCTGCGGCAGAACCTTGGAGTTGTACAACAGTAGATTTATGCACCTGTCCTGACCTATGCACCCTAGCGTTGGCTTGTTCATAAGTTTCTAGCGAACTTGTCGGCCCCCACCAGACCACTGTGTTAGCGGCTGTTAACGTGACACCATGTGCGGCGGCTTGTGGTTGGATTACCAGCACACGTGGGTTCGGGGTTGTCTGAAAGGTTTTGAATATCTGTGTTCGTTGAGGTGCAGATACATCGCCACGTATAACTTCAGTTGTTATACCCTCTGACCGTAACTTGTCTGTTAAGATGTCTATGACATGCTTAAAAGGTACAAACACTAAGATCTTTTGACTTGATTCGTCAATTACTTCTCGAAGCACTTTGTATCTATGCTTGATATCAAACTCTAATGTAGACCCATCATCAGTATATACAGCCCCTGCCGATATCTGTAGGAGTTTGTTCAGACTTACCGCCGCGTTCATAGCTGTAACTTCTGCCCCTGTAATCTCCATTACTAACTTGTCTTTGAGTTGTTTGTAGTATTTCTTCTGTTGCCGTGTAAGTTCTACCTCACGCTTCACATACACCATTGGTGGTAAGTCCAAACACTCTTCCTTTGTAAACCTAACCGCAGGTTGCAGGGCTCTGAACACTATGTCTGTAGCATTAGGGCGTACTTTCCATGTAAATTGAGATACTTTATACATAACTTGATCTTTAAAAGACCCAAAAAATCTTGGTACTTTAGAAGGGTTTATTAACTTTGCTAGACCATAAGCATCAGCAGGGCTTTGGGCGGCAGGTGTACCTGTCATCATCCATATCCACGTATCATCGTTGACTACTTTGTTTAGTGTCTTCCAACGTGTTGTTTGTGCATTTTTATAGTGTGTTGCCTCATCTACAACGACTAAGTCAAAGCCACCTTTCTTTATCTCATCAGCTACAATAGCGACACCATCATAGTTGATAATTACATATTCAGACCCTTCTCCAATAATTTTTTTACGTTTTGCCGCCGCACCGTGAGCCACGGATACTGTCCTGTGGGTAGCAAAGGTAAACAAGTCATCACGCCATGCGCTATCCATGATTGACAGCGGGCAGATAACCAATACACGTTTTATTAGTTTTTGTTGTAGCAAATAGTCCGACGCCCATATCGCGCTAGCCGTCTTGCCTGTACCTTGCTCATTAAAACAAAAAGCTTTCTTGTTCATCGTCAAGAACCCTGCGGTTGTTTTTTGATGGTCAAACGGCGCGTGTTTGCCTGTCCACTTATACCTACCCTCAATGGGTGACGGTGCTTTTATATTTAACGTCTTTAGGCGCCTTGCTTCAGTAAGACCCCAGTTAACTAATACCTTATTGTCTGGTAATTGTTGGCTCTTTGGTATGAGGGCTGTAACTCTGTTAGGGTCACGTACTCTAAGCAACAAAGCTTTGTTGTCAATAATCTTCAAAATACTCTCCAGTATATTTTATTTTTTCTTTTTCTTCTGTCCGTTTCTTGCACGGTTCTTTGAAGGGCTTTCCAGTCTAGTGCCGTCTTTGTTACTGCCCCCCTTACTTAACATCTTATTGTGACTTACATCTTTACCTTTGCGGTTTATTTTTTTCTTGTCGTAAGCACGTCTGGCACGTTGCCGTTCCATTCTATCTGGGTGTTCCCCACGTTCCTTTTGTTTTTTGTATTCTTTCTTGTAGGGTCTAGGTGATTTAGTATATGGCATCAGTTACTCCCGTTGTATACGCACTCTATTACAGCGCAGTGTCTTTTGCATAACCCACTAGGGTGGGCGTTCCAAGTATCGTTCTCGTATGCTATCTCCATACGCTTGTAGTTAGACATCCATTTCTCCCATAGAGAAGGAATCATATCTTCGGTGTACTTATCTTTAACGATATTATTTATTTTGACAAACAATAATGCGGCGTTCACCTGTTTTATTTCTGGGAAATACTTAAACGTAGCGAGTGCCATCAGTTCTAATTGCCCTTTGTCTGCGTAAGCGGAAGACTTACCTGTCTTGTAGTCCACGACCCACGCCTTACTATCATCAACAATTACGAGATCAGCTATACCTCTCCACCAAACGTTTTTAGACATGAAGCCACAAGGCTTTAGCTCTCTGGTCAACCCCATCTTTATTTCTGTTAACTTCTTACCACGTCTTTTGTTAAGTGACTCCAGGGCGCCCTCCATGTAGGAGAACTTACTAGGCACTGGTTTCCCATCTCTTATATATTCTTCAGCCACAAGATGGGCTTCAGTACCATACCGCATGGCATCTGTTTGTGGTTCGGGGTAATCTTTAGCTATCTTCATATGGTAAAATTGTTTGGGGCATTGCTCGAACGCCTTAATCTTACTAAATGACCACGGTGCTATACTCATCTTTGCTCTTCGTCTCTTATACTTACCACGTTAGTTTCTTTGATCTCTCTATAATCTTCTTTTTTAAAAGGTGGTACACCTTCGGGTAAAGGTTCACCTGCTTCATAATCCCATAGATCATATTTATCTGCGTATGCCCTTAATTCACTGCTAACCCCCGTTAGGGAAAGCTGACTTAACTTGTCGTGAGTAGTCATCACGTAGGGAGTTGTTTTCTGTACCCAATTTATACGTGTAACAAGTTTATCAAGCCCAACATGGTCATTAAATAATGCAAGTTCTGATTTCGTTGAACACTCATTGCAAGTAAGTTGAATAACAACACTATGTGTATTTTGTACTATTTCAAAAGGCGTTGTACCCATATATAGTTGTATTGACTCGCACTCAGGGCAACATAGAAAATCATTCTTAACCCCTACTAATTGTTTACCCACACCCATAACTACATTGTACCCATCTTCTTCAAGTCTTCGTGTCATTCACAATCTCCGTATGATTTGCCTGTACCGCTCTCGCAGTTGATAGGTAGGCCGTCTGCCCAATGAGGTGTCCAACGCATACATTTCTCAATATACTCTTGCGCTTCTTCCAATACATCGTCCTTTACACAGCATACAATCGAGTCATGTACCGTCAGTACGACACGATATTTCTTAGCTATTTGTAGCATTTGTTCGCCAATAATGCAACGCGCTATCGCTTGGCATACGTTCTCGATCACTTTACCGCCATATATTCTGGTGCGACCACGCCTTGTTTTGTAGTCAAACTCTACACCCTTATCTGTCTGTGTAAACTGTAGATCATCATACCTCAGCTTCAGTCCTGATGGTAATAGTACCGCACCGTCAACCACCTTGAGTACACCATCTAGCCCAAACTGAATGTTATCTCTGTTAGATAGACCTGTGAGCATGTTCTGAGCATCGCGCCATAATTGATTTATCTTCCAATTCGCTTCTCTGTAGATACTAATAACACGCCGTGCTTCATCAAGTTCCATGTCAAAACCAAACGTCTGTAACTGTGCTTGGAACTTCACCGCACCCATACCATAACCTGCACCAAGAATTGTAGTCTTACCCACAAACCTTTGATTTCTATCAACATCTTCTTCGGGGACTCCGTAGATGCGTGAAGCCATCTTCTTGTAAACATCTTCTCCTGCGTTGAATGATTGGGTCAGGTCATCTTGCTCGGCAAGCCAAGCCAACACCCTCGCTTCAATCTGTGATGAATCACAATCAATGAGAGAACACCCTTCTGGCGCAATGATGCTACGCTTGAGTTTCTTCCCATCGCGTCCACGACTTGGTAGGTTTTGCAGATTAATCTTGTCGTCGCCACCCCACCGTCCAGTGTGTGCCGCGTAGTATCTTACAGGTACAGGCAACAGGCCACGCTTAGATATATCAATAAACCTCTGTGTCCGTGTCTCTTCCAATGTACTTTTGTTACCGAGACGCGCCGCTACAAGAAGTTGTACCTTCTCGTTCTCATGTTCTTCAAGTGCTTTGAACCCTTCGTCAGACTTAGCAAAGGCAAACGTCTCTTTACCTGTAGTCGGACTAATCTTCATAGGCGGTTTCACGCCTAACCCTTCAAGTAGTTCAGCGAACTTAGGGTTTGACATCAAATCAGCTTTGTCTACGCCTGCGTTGGTCAACAAAGTATCTTTACGAGAACGTGTTTCCATAAGATGTTGTTCTAACAGATTCAAATCAAGGTCTAAGATAGGCTCAATAAACATACGCAATGTACGGTCTATCAGCTTGAGTTCATCCTTTGGAAACCCCTTAACCATAATAGAGAAGAGTTTGTACGTCAGGTCTACGTCATTAATACAGTAGTCACCAAACCTACTTAGTTCTTCTTCCGAGAAATCTTTCCTTTTCTTTCCAAGGGTGTTGAGTACCTCGTCTCCTTTAACTCCGATCTGATACCTCTCAGCCAACGCCTTGAGACTACTAGAAGTTTCCACCCCGTGAAGAGCGCGGGAGATACACAGAGTATCGGTATACACGCGAGGATAAATATTGTAATGCCAATTAAGAATAGCACCATCGAACATAGTATTGTGAGCGAGTACCATAGACTTCGCCCAATCAAAGGTGTGTAAGTAACTCTTGAGTTGTTCATGTGTTCCACTCGCCCACTCCGTTTCTTGATTGTTAACTTTGATACCAACCCCAATCACTTCAAAGTTGGGGTCACGTATGTATTCTTCAGTCGTCATCTTACGTAAAGATGTTTCCTTGTCATAGAAGGTTTCGAAGTCCAGTGTGATTAGATCCATTACTCTTCCCCCACGTTATCTTCTTTCGGTAAATATACGTCTACGTGTGCGTTGCAGTTAGGACAACTTAAATTAGTTACCATACACCAAACACCCTCTTCTTCATCTATATCGTGATCGCCACCCCAAATTAACTCCGTTCTACAGTGCCAACAATTCATCACTCTTCCTCCACTTCACACTCATAGGCAATACCAACGTAAGCCATAATGTCTACGTAGTGATCTCTCTTAAGGGGGCTTTCTTTCTTACGCGCTAACTTTGTAGCGATGTGAAACATAGGCACTTCTGAGGGTTTTATTTTATGCCCTGTCATAGCATTAAATATATTTGCTATATGGGTCATGTTCTCCACAGGGTCACCATAATCTTTGTTCCGCTCGCCAGACGTTAGGCGCGATGCTTCATCAAGTAAAACACTTCGGTTAGCTTCTTTCTTGAACTGTTCTTTCACGAAAACTTCTTTTGGTGTGCCTACGCGATTTAATGTTTTACTTGCGTAACTATATGAACAACCAACCGCCTTGGTGATCTCATCTGCCGTAGCCAATGGGTTATCTAACAAGTACCCAAATACTTTTTCTTCTACTTTCC